ATTAACATTTGGATGACTATGAATAGGCGACTCTGTATTTGGTTTACAGATATACAACTCAACTTGAAACTGATCTTTTCTATACAAGCACATTGCATATGCAATATCAGTTGTATGAATGCAATTCTTAAATGGCGGTTTCATAGGCCTTCCAGCTTTTAACCACCAATCTTTAAATTGTTCTACATTATTAAACATTATAGATAGATTGCCAATTTAGAAGGACTATGAGGTGAACGCATAATATGCGCATGATCCGCTGCCAATGCTTGCATTACTTTAGGGTTTTTTGATGAAGTATGTAATACTTTAATTCCATGCTTTCTAGCAACATCTAAAAAATATTTAATTGCACTAGCTAAAACCAATGGTGCATCAATTGTAATGAAATGTACATTTGCATTATGATCATCAATTTTTTTTAAATACATTAATGTATCATGCTTTTGTAATAAGTTGGCATCACTTTCATGAATATGCTTGCTTAACTTTGCTAAGATTGCATCAGACTTCATGCCTTTGCGGCCGGTTTCATATGCGATAATTTGTTCTGGTGTCATTTTAAAGTTGCCTTGTATCTACATTCATAATACCAACCAAAGATTCAGCCCATTGAGACCATTCATCAAAGCCTCTTGGATCAGGCACAGCTGAATTTACAAAGTAACCAATACCTTGCATACCGTCTGCCCAGTCTCTCCATTTGTCTTCAGTCACTGTGCCTAACTGATTTGCTGCAAACAGTTCAGCCATTCTAGAACACCAATGGTCCCATGTTAGTCCGCGTGGATCATAGACTACCATTATGGGTTACCTGTAGAGCGTTCGTCGCCAATATCAGCGCTTAATAAGACATTACCAAGTTGGTAATTTCCACCTTCTGTATTACTTGTAAAACGGAGTCTCATTTCACGTCTTTGTTCACGCATATCTATTTTAAGAGTATCAGGATCAAAATTATAAGGACCAGTAGTAATGTCTGTGTCATCAGCATAGCCTTTACCTGTTACTGTCACTTGCATAGTGCCTGACTGCACAAAGTCAGGTTCAATACGTTCTAATCGAATCCATTTATTTGGTCCTGTTACAGATAACTGACCAGGGCCGCCTCGTACCCAGCCAATACTGTTTGTCTCAAAAAATGATTCTACAGCATTTACAGTACTTAAAAAGATGGCATCAGTTCCGATTTCATGCTGCCAGATTGTATATGTGCCAGCAACGTTTTGAGCATTTTCAGCCCAAATAGGATAACGAAACACTTCAGAGAATACACCTGCTGAGCGATTAGCTGCAGGAGCAAAACCGGCATCATACCAAGTCTTTTCACGTACATTGTAAATAATAGCATTATTGCACTCAGTAGCAGTGCCTGCAGGATAAAACCACCAGATCTCACCCCACCGTGGAATCTTAATTGCCCAAACTTTTTGGCGTTGCACATAATTTAAGTTATCAAAAAAGTAATTTTGATTAATTGAGTTTGGGATTTCTTGGACAACACCGTTATACATTAAGAATCGATCTACACCAACCCAATAAAATATACCATCATACTCAATAACACAAGAACTTGACATGATAGATGTCTGAGTACTAATAATGTCATAGCGCCAATATAAGACAGATGATCCTACAGTTGTAGGACTATAGGACACACGAGTAAGCTGATCAAGTGACCAGAATAAACCGGAAGGTGATGTGGTTCCGCCTCTAAGTGCCATGCCTTTGACTACTTTAGTGCTGGATACATTATTTGCGTTTGAATCAGCGCCGACCCAGTTTGTAAAGTCGCCTGCTGAGTTATTTTGTATTAAGCCATTATTCCCATACACAAAAAGATATGGGTAAACCATGCAAGCTCCGCCTGACACCGAGATATTATTATCAAAAGTCAGTGTTTGTGAACCTGATCCACCACCATTACTTAAAGTCACAGTAGTCGTAGACCCTGTAACGGATACTAATGTCACTACAGTATTTGCAGGTAAGCTAGCACCTGTGACTGTCTGACCTACTCCAATCTTATAGTTGGCAGAGCTAATGACAAATGATGTACCTGTCAATGTACCAGTTGCTGTAAAGACACCAACTTTGGACAAAGCGCCATATGGAAAGTTTCCTGAAAGTACAGGAACATTAATCGTACTGTCAATGTCTAATAAATTCTGACCTGGGTGAGCAACCACTTGAAGCTGACCTGTTCCATTGGAGTTATATCCAATATCAAATTGCCATAAATTATTAGGACTTGCTGTAAAATTGTTTAATGTAATATTGGTCGGACCTGAACCAACACCATCATCATTATCAGTTTGCCAAGCTTGCACATAGTTCTGTGACCCTGAATAAACATAGTTTAGACCTTGCTGAGATTGCATGGTCATACCACGACTAATTTCAAGAGCATTTAAAAAGATGCCTTTATATCCACCTATCTTACGTGGTCGACCACGTTGAAATCGTACCCATTGCCCATCCACATACATCGGAGAGTCAAATTGAGTACCGTCTCGCTGTATTCCAGCAGGAATATTTAGAGAGATGACATTAGCTGTCAAAACGTTCCTCCACTAATACCATTAAATGCGTAGAACCCTGTGCTATCAAAGTAACCAGCTTCTGTATTATTTATTACAAATCCAAACTGCCCTGTAGATGGCAAATACACACCGGTATTAACGTCGCCTTGAAACTTAATGGAAGGAACTGCAAGACTACCATTACCTACAGTTAGACTGGTAATTGATGAAGATGAACCAGATGCTGCATTGTATACGTTAGTTCCGTCGCAAATCACAATCAATGTAGAGCTTTGCGGAATAGTAACAGTTGCACCACCCACTGCACTTGTTTTAACCGTGAACGTAAATGATCCAGTCGTGTTATTTGTAAAAGTGTAAAGCTGTACTGTTGAAGGAACGATAATGATCTGGTTTGATGTTAGTGTTCCGCTAAACTCTTGAATTAAGTTTGATGCTTGTGCATTAGTCTCTGTTAAAGTACCTCCAGATACTACAACAGCTAACTGTGTAAATGCAAACTGAACTGCTTGTCCGTAACCAAAACTATTAAATCCAGATCCATTGCATACAACCACAAAAGACTCAGTAATCTGTAACTGTTTAGATGTATTACCGTCAAGTCTATCTGTACCTTGAAGTGCAATATTTAAAATACCTGTACCGTCATTGGCAATCATGACAAACCAGCCATTGCCTACCGATGCAGACGGAGGAAGTGTTATTGTGCCAACGCCTGATGCCCAAACCACAAAGCCAGCTCTATTGGTTGCATCGAGAGTCTGATTTGAATAATAGTTGGTTGTGGCATACTGCTGATTTAAGGTTGTATTAATTGGATACAAACCGTACCCTGCAAGAGCCGAAGCATTTGCAGAACTTGTACCTGCACCGAAGGTAATAGTTGCCCATGTACCTTGTGATGTCGAGTTGCTTGTTAAATAAATGTACTCAGCAATCCCAGATGGGATCGAGATGATAGTTGTATTACTGCTATTAGTAACGGTAAAGGAATATGATCCAATGTTTCTGATGATCACTGCTTCACCGACAGACACTTGTGTAGCAACAGGTAGAGCTAAGTTCAGACCACCTGTAGTGGCTGTAACCTCAATAATATTTGCAGTCGTTACTGCACCATTTGTTCCATTAACAGGCCATTGTAAGACCGTATTAGATGAAATGGTCAGTGACTCATATGAGACCTGAGATGGGGATACAGTTTGACCTGTAAAGGGGTTTGTATATGTAGTCATACTTAACTATCCTGAGCAATTGCTTGGCGGTCAGCAATACGAAGCTGATCTTCCAGTTTGAGAGCTTGCATTCCTTCAGTGTATTTCTGTTGGAATATTTGTCTTTGGTCATTCTTTAAGAATGGCATCGCTTGAAGCAGCGTTCCATAAAGCATCACATTTGGTGCATTTTGCGTGATCCAGTTTGTCTGATTTGATGAAGACAAAGGAGGAATCCTCTCATAATAAAGAACTTCAAATGTGTATGCCTGATCAGGCGTAGGGGCGACTAACCAGTTATCATAATTATAATCACAATAGTATAAAGGAACACCAGTTGCGCCACTACTTGCTGCATAATTTCTTAGATATTCATACTTGCGTAAATAGACAGGCTGAATGGTTCCTGAAACGGTAATGTTAAATGAAGTTGTTTTTCTCCATCTTGCAGGTTTAGGTAGAACTGGATTACCTGCTGACATAGTACTTTGTACTACATTTAACTGACCAAGCGTTTTAATTTCTTGCGCAATTTCAAACTCAGCCAGCATGATAAACTGAGGTATCTGATTGACCACTGCCGTGTCATTACGTTCAAGATACTGAGTCACATCGGTAATGAGACTATCATAAGTCATTGCCGCTGCGGCGGTACATGCTGGAGTGCAAGAAGTAGCCATTTTTTATCCTAACATATTACTAGCATTGACACGAGCTTCATCAACACGTTTTAACCAGCCTTTGCCAAAAGTAGCAAATGTTGGTAGAGATTCATAAAATTGTTTCTTAGCATCTGAGAATCTAGAAATTAATTCTGTCTTATCCATTACATCGATGTTCTGAAGTGTTACTGGACCAATGGCACCATCTTCAGGCAGACCAAGAGCTCTTTGAAGTATCTTAACAGACCTCCCTGGGCCTGAATTTACTGCAAAATCAAATACAAGGTAGTCAACGCCAGAAGGCAACTCATCGCATTTACAAGCATCCCAATATTTCTTTTCATATAGAGGTGCAACATCATCTCTTGTAAGAGATCGCATTTCTTTTTCATTCGTATTTCGGCCTTTAAAGTTTGCCCATGTAGTAGCTGTAACACCTAAGTTGGTCATACCACCTGGGTCTTTGGGGTTATTAACAAATCCACCTTCTGATTTAAGGACTAAATCAAGGGAATGGTCAAAGTTTTCAGTCATTTAGTCACCATTAGAGCATTGTATTTGTTAATCACATCATTCCGTTCTATTTCTGTGTTGGTGCATTGCTTTGCAAATCCGACAAGAACTTCAGCATCTGATTCAAGTAGTCTGAGTCCTTGACTTGGTATTGCAGTGGCGGAGGGTTGACCTGCTGGAAGGTTTGTGTTGCGCAACCCACGCAACTCAGCAACAGCATTGTCATACTTAGTCTGTAGATCATCTTTATCCTTTTGAGTGTTTTGAGAAATAACGGCCTGATCACTAACAACTTTAGTTTGTGTAGCAATCACATTTGCCATTGCTTCTATTTTCGCTTTTTCCTCATAGTAACCGTCTACTCTATGAGTAATGAATGCCGTAACTAAGGCAATAGCTATATAGATATATGTACTAATTGGAAGGGGGAACATCAGGTTCGGCTCCTACCATGTGTTTGCCTGCAACAGAAGCTGCACCAGAACCAGAAATAATTCCTAGTGCACCAGCAAGCTCGGTCAAACTGATTTCTTTTCCAGCATAGATTAAATAAATAGCAGAAGACCCAACTAATAAAAAGCCTAGCATCCATGCCCATTTTGCAATGTCATGAGTTTTATTATCTTTACCAGTCAAAATATGTGTAAATATGTCACCCATTTAAATCACCCCTAATACAAATTTAAGCCATAAAGTTACTATTAATGCTGCTACAAAACACCACATCTGAACTCTTCTTACTTCTTTAAGATCATGCTGAAACTCTTCATTGTCTTTACGTTCCAAGTTTTCAATGTCCAGCTTAATCCGTAATACTGCATCCCATTCTTTTGCACCGTACTTCTTTACAAATTCAATTTTTAATCTAGCCTCTTCATCAGAGATTTGCTTCTTTCGTTTCCATTCTTCAAGAGCTTTTATTAATGCTCTTTCTTTCTTTACTTCTGCTTCTCTTCTTGCTCTAACACGTTCTTGAGCTTTCTTTTGTGCTACTTCTAAACTATCATGCTGTATATTCTCAATACTTTTTGATAGTTGTTTACTTGTTTCTCGACTTGCGTTTAAACTACCACTTAGCGCTCTTACTCCTTCGTTTAATCCTAATGGGTCTGACATGATTCACTTTGCTAGCCACCTATAAATTTTTTAAGTAATTCAGCTGCAAAATTAGGACCTAATAAGACAGCCCCGATCACTGCATACAGAAGGTACTCAATCTTTTGCATTCGCTTAACACCTTTAGCAAGTGCATCTTGAATACCTTCATAGCGCTCCGCACAAACAGCCTCATGGACCATCAATCGTTTATCAGTTGCATTAATTTGCATTTCTATTGGGTCCATAATTTACTCTTACTGAGCTGATGTTTCTGTTGGTGCGCATGTAGTAGGTGCAGGCACAATAGTGACTTCTGCAGGAGTCTCTGTAGGTATATCAACAGTTACTGGCTCAGGGTCAGGTGTGCTAGCTGCTTCAATTGTTACTGTAGGTGCCTCAGGTGCAGGTGCACAGACAGGAACTAAAGTAACAGCGGCTGGTACAGGAGTAGACACAGTCAAAGGTGCAGGAGGAAGAACCACTGCATCAGTTACTGGAGGATACTTAGACCATAAATGATCAATAAACTTTTTGATTTCATCTTTAACTTCTGACTCATAATTTACCAAATGAGCTTCAATTTCTTTTAAGAATTGCATAGTATGTCCTTATTGAGTAGGTTCAGAGGCAAGTGAAACTTCTGGAGGCGCAGATAGTTGTGCCTTTGCTTCACTTTGGATTGCATCGATTAACTGAAATGTTTCGTGATATGGACGAGATCCAAGATAACCAAGAACTTTGTTCAATAAATCAACAGATAACGGTATAGTTTGCATTCATAACTCCAATGATCGCTAAACTGGGGTAGCGACTTCCCCTTTAATCGTAATTAAAGATTCTTCTTTATTAATTTCCATATAGCCATACCCACAGAGTGACCAGTCATCACCAGTGCGCTCATCATGGACTGGAACTTCAATCTTAACGTGCTTGCATAAAAATTCTTTATCATTTTCAAATACTCTCCAAACATGTTCAGGTGTTCCTCTTCCGGGTTGACCTCTTGATTTGTTAAATCTTACTAAATACTTGTTTTTCATATGACAGTTGCCTGTTGTTGAGCAGGTGCTTGTTGCACAGATAAATTCATATGAATGAATTTAAATGGTTTGTCATTGTTATGACGTGAAAAAGCATGCGCTAACCAAGCATTTGTCAAATAAAGTTTACCTACTTCCGGCTTAAAACTAATATGAGTTGATGCCATACTAATCTTGGTCGGATCCGCTTCTACCATACCTAATTGGTTCTTACCAATTCGAGGGTCTGCAAAAATGATGTGCGAGCTGTTTTCAGGGCAGTCCAGAAAATAAAATCCTACAATTTGCACACCATCATTGTGAATATGTTCTTCCATATTCGATGTTTTATAGTGTTCTTGCCCCCACATAGAGTGGAAATAAGTCACTTTATCTTCTACTTTATAACCTTGTGACTTTAATATGTTCCAAGCAGTAGATGCTACATAAGTACTAAAGTCATATAGTCTAGGATCCATGTACAAATTGCCTGTCATATAGACAGGGTACAAGGCATTTATTTCTTTTAAATCTTGCTGCTTCTTAACATTCTCATTAAATACTTCTAGTGCTGCAGGCACATATTCAGGCTTGCTAATGCTATAAATAGCAGTAGCAAAATGTGCTGAAGTTTCTAAGTTATCTTGCAAGTTATGCTCCGGTGGTTACCGCATCCCAAGACTTAGTTTCTTCGTTCCATGCGTATTGTTTGCCATCGGTTGGATAAGCAACAGGTGCTTCCCAAATCCAAGTAGGCGATGCTATAGTCCAAGATGGGTAAGGTTGAGGTGCATGGAACACATCATTTACTTTATCATAAACATAGCCAATACCGGCATAATTTGCGCGTAAAGCTTCACCATTGTCTGGCTGACCGTCTTGGCCATAGTGAACGCCACCACGGGTGTTGTATGAGGTCTGTACCCAGCTTGCTGGGTCACCTAAAGCACCAGTGGCAATGAAGTCAGGCTCAGCGACGATGACTTGGGTTACGAGGTTGTTTTCAACTTTAGCAAAGTGTGCCATGTTTGTGTTTCCTATCTTGCGTTAGCGTATTTAAAAGGGTTTTCAGCGAATGCTGCGTAGATGTATGTATCACCATTATTATTTTGAGTTGTTCCAGTGTGCCTAATTTTAAAACCATTAGACAAGAAATCTACTGACCTACTAGCATTTGTTTCTGCTATAGAGTCATTTGGGAATAACTCTAAATTAACCACATTAGATGGGTTTCTAGTGCTGTCTTCTATAACCCAATAATATGCAGCTGAAGAACATTTTGTCAAAATAAACTTAGGTCTAAAACCTGTGTATACAAAAGGGCCATCAGTAGAACCATTGCCTGTATAGCTACCAAACTGTGAGAAGCCAGCTATTGGAGCCCAACAGTAAGAAATAAATGTTGTGCTTGCATCCCAGTACGAACCAATAGAACCTAAAGTAAATACAGAGTTTGTTGGTGATGTAGTTCCATAAGAATTATTAACACCAAAGGCTGCAGTACTGCTTAAATATAAGCATCCTGTATTGCCTAAACTTTGATGATATACAGCCCATGACGAGGTATTTCCTCTTTCTTTTGTAATAATCATAGCTGGAGTTACACCCAATCCATGACCTAAAGTAATTGCGCTAGTTGCCGTTGGTGTTGTGTATGAAACAATGCTAAATCCAGCAGTAGTATTAACGCTTACTGTAGATGTAGTAGAACCATTTGTATTAGATGATGTAGTGCCTGACCCTGCATTCCAATTCCATGCAACAAAAGTTCCTCCACTAGCGTTTAATTCATTACCCGCCCCAGCATCATTAACAATAACATTGTTTCCAGAAAAAGATTGTGAAATGTAAGCGCTATTGTATCCTTGAGCAGCAGTTTGATTAGTTACTAAATCATTAGTGTTTCCGCCACCACGAACGGTATCCCAAACATAATTTTCACCAGCACCGCTTCTTTTTTTAACCCAAACAAAGTCAATAGGAAAACCTGTTGATATAGTTGTTGGTGTACTTATACCTTGTCCTGTATAAGTTACAGCGTTCATTACTGTCCGACCGTTGGGGATTGCGTATGTTGTTGGCATAGTCTTATAGGTTGTAAGTGTTTAAGGCAACGAAGCCTGACGGTGGTGTGTAGACGAATGGCTGTTGGCCGAAGTTAACAGAACCAGTGGCAGAACTGTAACAATAAGACGCTGGGAAAAATGAACCACTCAATCCAGTAAATGCTGTTCCTTGGCTTGTTCCATTTTTGTAAAATGTCAAAGTACCTGCATTTAAATCAAGGGCAACACCAATTGTATCACCCGATGAATAGGAAGCACCATAAGTTGTTTGAGTATTATTATTGTTTTTTCTACCAGAGGCCATATCATATCCATAACCATAAGAAAAATTCCAAAAATACGAATCAGCTTGGAAGTTAGGATTAAATGCAGTTCCAACAATACCAATACACCCACCACCACTCCATGCACTGCTTGGGGTTACTTCCCAATACCATTGACCGCTAGATACTGCGAATGTGCCGAGTTGTGATGAGCCATTACCATTAGCATTTGCAGTAAATGATAAGTTACCATTGCTTGGAACATATGGGTATGCGCTTGTATTACTCAACGGATTCAACACAGCATAGTTCGCTGCCGTTGCACTGGTCAGCGTTGGGACGTCGGTCATTGAATCGTATGTGCTACCAGCAGTTAAGCTAATGTTATTAGTAGTCCAGTTGTTACCTGCAGGGCTAAAGTCATAGCCTAATGTAGTTGTGGATGTCTTATTGCTAAATGGCAAATAGAAGCCGTTTGTGCCGTAGCTGCCACCGTAGGTAATTGGCTGCCATACACCGTAGCTGTTAAATGAACCGAATGCAGTAGGAGCTAGTGCTTGACCGTCAATGAAACGAGTTTCACTCATGTAGCCATCAAAATAACTAAATGAATACGCTGGATATGATAAATAATGCGCTGCCGCCTGATTAATAGCGTAGTTTGTATTTTGTGTAGGGTCGTTGCTAGTTGTAAAGGCTGTTACTTGAGTTCCGTTTACATATAACTTAATTCTATTGGCTGCAACGGATTGTGTAGTATCAAATGCCAAAACAATATGATACCAAGCTGCTGGGTCACGAAATACTTGTGTTGTTGTTCTCCAAGAAACAGAATATGCTTGAAAGTTTAAAACATCCCCTGAACCAAAACCAAAGTTTGCAAAAGTAGAGTCAGAAGAAGTTGCTGGGCCTGTATTTAATAAACTTTGTGCAGAACCCAATGTTCCACGCTTTATCCAAGCAGAATATGTCCAAGTTTTTTGATTTCCAGCTATTGTTGGAGTACGATTTAAATAAGCACTAGCAGAACTACGGAAACGCAGTGAGTTACCAACAAAGGTCAGAGGCGATAAGTATCCACTTGATTTGAATGTGTGGATTACATTGCCGCCAACGATAGTGACTGTACCGCCAGCCATTTGTTGAGTAGCGCCTGCGTAGCTAATGATTACGATGCCTGATCCGCCGTTACCGCCTGCGGTATTAAATGTACCACCAGATGCTCCAGCACCGCCACCACCACCGCCTAAGCCTGCGGTTCCACTAACGCCTGTATAATTACCTGCAGTACCTGCGCCACCGCCACCGTTACCTCCAGTGCCAGCAACTCCGCCAGTGTCATAGCAACTACCACCGCCGCCACCAGCGTAATATGTGCTTGTGCCAGAGATAGAAGACGCTACACCAACACCACCATTGCCACCACCACTTGATGTACCTGCGGCACCAACTGCGCCAGCTCCGCCACCAGCTCCAGCTCCATAAAATCCACTACCAGAACCTGCACCACCAGCATAACCTTGACCAGAAGTACCTGCACCTCCCGCCGGTAAACCACCGTTTGAAGTACCACCGCCGCCTGAACCACCAGATGATCCAACACCGGGACCTCCGTAGTTTGAACCACCGCCACCGCCACCTACTGCTGCTGTGTTAACTAAAGAAAATGCTGAGTTAGCTCCATTAGTTCCAGAACCTGTTGTGTTACCAGTTCCACCAGCACCTACGGTTACTAAATATGTTGAGTTTGTGTCGATGGTCATACCAGAGCCAGACAACAGACCACCAGCTCCGCCACCACCTCCACGGTAACCACCGCCAGCACCACCACCAGCTACGATTAAATAGCTTGCAGTTAAAGAATTTAATGGGGTGAGTGTGCCCGATGTAGTGAATGTGTGGATAGTGTTTCCACCCACGGATGTGACGATACCGCCACCAAATTGTTGTGCGCCAGCATAGGAAATGATGACTATACCTGAGCCACCGTTGCCGCCGCCGCCGTTACCACCAGAGCCTCCGCCGCCACCACCAGTGTTAGCAGTACCAGAAATACCTACAGCATCGGGATTACCTGCGCCGCCTGCTCCACCGCCACCAGTTCCGCCTGTACCTGCAGTACCGCCTTGGTTAATACCACCACCGCCACCACCTGCGTAATATGTAGATGAGCCAGAGATGGAGGATGCCAAACCAACACCACCATTACCGCCTGTACCAGAATAAGAAGCACCTGCACCGCCTGCACCGCCACCGCCACCACCAATTCGTGTTGTGCTAACTAAAGCACCGCTACCGCCAGAATTTCCTTGGCTACCTGTACCACCAGTGCCTCCAGCATTGGAACCGCCACCGCCGCCTCCAGAACCACCATTGGAACCATTGCTAGTATAATAACTACCGCCACCACCACCGCCTGTTGCAGTTACAGTAGAAATTCCTGTGCCACTTATCGTGGTGTTAGAACCGTTAGCATTAGGTACATTACCTGTAGTGCCAACACCACCAGCACCAACAATAACGGTGTATGAGTTTAAAGGGCTTAATGAAAAAGTAGATGTTGTATAACCACCCGCACCGCCGCCACCACCGCTAGAAGAACCGCCTGCACCACCGCCTGCTACAGCTAAATATGTAGCAGTAATGTTGGCAGGGCCAGAAGTACCGCTCGTCCAACCGAATGCGGCTAGGGCTGCTGCTCCAATTTTAGATAAACGTGGCATCTATAATACCTTAAGCGAATTTAGTTTGTGAGGCGAGTACTGTGTATGTTGCGGATGCTGTTTTTACGATGACATAGGTATAAGAGTCAATACCAGAAGCGTTACCGCTTGTTGGTGCTGATCCACCTTGCCATTTTGGTGTGACTGATGTGCCATCAATCTGAACCGCAGAGTTGTAGTATGCGGTTGATCCTTGTGTAGTTAACATAGTTACTGATACTGAATCACCAATAGCCATTGCGGTGTTCATAGATGTACTAGAAGACATTGCAAAGTTCACTGTCCAGTTATTAGCAGCGTTGCTTGTGTAGTATTGCACTGCACCAGAAGCCAAATAGAATGTCTGGGTTGCAGAAGGAGCAGCGCCTACAGTATTAGCTGTTTCAACGATATTTGGAACTTTAAGCGCTGGATAAGTAGTGCTTGAAGCAATCGTTAAAAGGGATGTACCTGAAGTTCCGTTGATATACAGCTGACCTGTAGTATCAAGGCGCATCTTCTCTGAACCGTTGTTATAAAAGGTCAGAGGTAAATATGTGCCAGAACCATTAACACCTGAAACTAACTGAACATCTGTAGAACCGTTGGTTGCAATCAGAATCTTAGAGCAGTTTGTAGGCGTAGCGTTATTGGTAGCTTGCCAAGAAGCCGCTGTACTTGTGCCATTAGGAAGGGCATAAATACCAGTAGAACCGTTGGTTGTTCCAGTGATAAATGCTGTTCTTGAGGCTACAGTAGCGTTGCTGAAATCACCTTGAAAACGGGCTGATATGCCAGCATTACCAAGAGTTAAGTTTGTTCCGTCAAATGTATGATTTGCACTTGACTGAAATGCACTTGAACCATTACCATAAGGAATATAGTTTGCAGTTAAGCTAGTTAATCCTGTACCACCGTTGCCAACTACTAATGTACCTGCAAGAGTAATTGCACCAGATGTTGCTGTAGATGGCGTTAACCCTGTTGTACCGGCAGAGAATGTAGTGACTGGAGCAACTGTTGCTGCACTTGCCAGCAATGTAACAGTGCCGCCGCTGTTCTTATAGTACAGTTTACCGTCTGCATAGTTAATTGCAAGCTCACCTGATGCAAGGTTAGCAGCTAACGGTATATTGGTCGCTGTACCACTGTTATAGATAATAATCGGTGTATATCCGGTAGCTGCCATGATTAATCCTTTTGAGCCATTATATATTTAAACATTAAAAAGTGCCTCCATTTATGCCACCAGTAATGGCTGTATTTGTAGCATTGTATGTTAGTCCAGTACTTGTATATTCCGGTACTGAACCTGTAGCAGTTGCTGCATAAACTAAATAATTTGTTGCACCAGAACCAGCTGATAAAGTAACATTTGCAGCATTCGTTGCATTAGTTACTGCAGTAGTTCCAATGACCGAAACTACTTGAGCAGCTGTTGCAGCAGTAAATGCAGATGTGCCATTACCGTATGCTAAACCAGTTAATGTTCCAACACCTGTACCGCCTTGTGCAACTGCCAATGTACCTGAAGTTACTTGTGATGCAGCAATGGCTATCGATGTACTAGCAGCCAAGGTCAGTTGACCTTGAGCATTTACTGTAAATGTTGCTACTGAACTTGCAGAGCCATAACTAGCAGCTGTTACAGCTGTATTAGTAATGCTAAATTGTGTACCAGTTAAAGTTAATCCTGTGCCGGCTGTATATGTACCAGCACCTGAAAACTGAACCCAAGTAATTGCGGTAGTACCCATAGTTCCGCCAGCATTGGATGTACATACCCAACCTGTATCGGCTTGAGTTGAACCTGATTCTACCCATACATAAGCATTCGGAACGTTTGTCCACGTGTTCATATCAGTGGAACGAGTTAATACCCATGCTATAGAACCTGAACCGGCAGTGGTTACTGTGTATATACCATTTTGTGCTGGAGCTGCTTGGTTCTTAATCAGAACACGATCACCAACAGAGTTGGTTACTCCGTCCGCAGCAAATGCTGCCAATGAACCGGCATTAGTTAATGTGGCGCCAACACCAGCTGTACCATTGTTGTATGTTACGGTAAACGCCACTGTGGAAGCATTCACTACAGAAGCTTTGGCATCAAGGCCTTGAGCTACGGCATCTACATACTGTTTGGTTGCCAACTGTAAAGCTTGAGTAGGATCTTGAGTAACAGTAACAGTCGTTAGGCCTGCTAAAGTTAAACTTGTAGAGCCTAATGAAATAGTTGTTGTACCAACTGTTAAAGAACTGTTTACTAATGATGCATTAGCAATGTTAGTTAATGTATTAGTTGAGCCATTGATTGTTACACCAGCTAAAGTGGTGATTGTTCCACCAAGTGATACTGAAGTTGAACCGATTGTGATTGTACTATTTGCTAATTGAGCATTACTGATTGTGCCGCTTAAATCAGTGGTTGGAATAGTAGCACTTGATGTACATGGCGATGTTCCATTACCGTAAACATAACCTGTTAATGTGCTAGCTCCTGTACCACCATTGGATACATTCAGTATACCTGCTAAAACAACGTTACCACTAATAGCAGTATTTGGCGTAAAACCAGTTGTTCCGGCACTAAAACTACCAACACCTGCGCCTGATACAACAGTTCCCCAGTTTCCTGCTGCATAAATTTCAAGAGCATTTGAATCTGTATTATATCGAATCATGCCGTTAACCGGACTAGCAGGTCTTGCGGCAGTATTGCCTATTGGCAATGTAATACTAGCTGTTCCGGGAATAATAGGATTGCTTGCTAAACCTATGATCGGATTAGTATTTCCATTAGCAACAGAAATCTGATTACTTGTCCCTGCGATAGATGATACTGAAATTGTAGTTCCATTTGTTTGCAGTAAACCTGTCCCACCTGTAGTAGCAAGTGCTTGAACTAAACCTGTAAGTGCAAATGTAGGATTGCCACTGATGCCATCTCCATTGGAAATGCTAAGACCTGAACCAGATACGGTTAAAGTTCTGTTAACAACTGTGGTTCCTGTATTCTTTACGATAATGCCTTGAGAGGCATTCTCTAAACTGCCTGATACTCCATTCAAGAAGATCCTGTAAATGCCTCCAGAACCTCCATCCGAGGATCCTAGACCTAATCCTGTACCAATATATCGGCTATTAGGAAGACTTGATTGTGCAGTAACAGTTAAAAAGGTCTGAGTCAGTGAAGGGCTACTAGTAATCGCACTTACTGTGGTCTGTACAGTCTGACCATTCTGAACAATCGGAACTAGTTCCGAGCCTGTAATGGCCGATGGAGCTGTTGGGAGTTGCGATATTCGTATATTTGCCATGATTAAGGACTCAAATTATCAAGATTTCCGTCAATTGTATCCTCTGATTGCTCAGGTGCGATTCCCCACTCACCAGCAGTGGAAGGAAGTGTTGGATCTTGATCGACATTATTCACTATATTTGGATCAGTCGTAAGTGCATCATTATCCGGATTAAGTGGCGCATCAGGACGTGGAAACCGAATACTGATCTTTTCAGGTTGTCTAGCAGGTAATCGATAAGGATCACGCTCATCATTACAACCAAAATTACAAACACGAAGACCTGGGATATTACGGTCATTGCTAATATCATCATAAGCACGTTTCATTTTGCATCGATCACAAATGGCGATACTTAATACCGTGTTTCCTTTTGTGTCTAACCAGATGCTCATTTTGTATACGGGCTTATATTTGGTGCAAAATAAATTGGTGACTTATCACGTTCTTCTTGTTCTGCCATTGCCCAGTACTTTTCAGCCTGTTGCTCGCAGTAAATAATTCGTTGCGGGTCTACATTCGGTAGCTCCATTGCCATTTGATGTGCCAACATATTTTGCACGGCTAAATACCATCTCTGGGGTATTTCTATTGATCCTGACAATGAACCGACGTCTTGTATGTATCGATGGGCCCAGACAACGATTTGAGGCGAATAGATTTGCGGTGCAGGCCATAAATACATAGCAGGTTGAGGAATATTCCTGTCAAACCAGTATTGCAAAGGGTAGTTGTTAGTAAAATTTTTGTTCGGCAAGTTGACATAATCATCACGATTCATACGAGCCATTGGAATTTCAGTAGCATTTGAACCAAAGACAACTTGATAAACACCCATGTTAATACCAGAAGTCTGCAGAATCCTCCAATATGGAACATTAGCAGAGGGATCGAGGTCATAATACAACCATGTCCCTGCAACCCAAGCAGTGGCACCAGGGCTATACGCAGTTGTCCAAGTATTACCATCATTTGAGTACTGAATCTGTATTGTCACAGACCCACTGACAGCAGGCAGTATGCCTACAGTTCCGATATAGACATTCTGACCAGAACCGTTATTGATACCGATTGAGCTTGTGTTGTTTGTGCATTGGCAAATATTGGTGCACTGACCATCAAATGCATATGAACCATTACCAGTAGTGGAATACCCACCTGTCGTATTCTGTGTAACAGTTCTGTAGTTAGCATTTAGAACATCAACTACACCTGTGTTCAGATAGTACTGATAATGGTCAGGAATTAATCCAAGTACATACTTTTGAATGCACCAATATTGAATGCCTCTATTTGCTAAATTAGATAACAAATAGTACAAACTTTGAGTAGCAGCATTGACTTGCTCAACTGTCAAGTCTTCTGCTAATTTACCTGCTCGCCGAGCACCACTATCAATAAGTTGTTGAACAGTGATAACGGTTTGGCTTACTGTTCCGCTTGTGCTCATTACCACCCTTTAATGTTGTGCTTTTTAGGCTTACCACCGTCTTTACAATGCCAACTTTTCAAGGATGCTGCTTTTCGTGTAGGCCGTCCTTTTTCATCTTTCATAGGACCTTTCATGCCTGACATTCTGGCACAAAATGAATCATGTCTAGGACCACTTGCTTGTGGCGGCTTTAAATGACTACCTGTTTCACGATTAACTTTTGCTCGACCTTTTGCAGTAAGTCCAGCACCTTGACTAGTAGGCTTCTTTTCACCTTTTTTGATTGACAATTTAACATCACCGCCATGAGCCATTTTTTTAGACTGTGAATGCTTTAAATCATAATCAGTAGGCGCACCCTTACTTCCGGGCTTTCTCATATGCTCACCAGAACCATGCTTAATCCGTTCTTGCTTAGCATGAATGTTTGCCCATAAACCGGGCAATTTGCCACCATCTTTTTTCTTAACAGACCGTTTTACAGAATAAGCAATGGCAACTGCTTGTTTTACAGGTTTACCTGCATGCACTTCTGCAGCTACATTCTTACTAAATGCTTTTGGGGATTTAGATTTGATGAGTGGCATGATTATGGTGTTGCTGGGTTAACGTTATTGTTATTTGCAATTAATTTACCTGTGACGATTACTCCAGCAGCAATTGTTCCTGTACTAGTAACTAACTGCCATTGAATATCTGTCTTTTCACTATATGCAAATGGGTCTGATGCACGTAATGCCGTATAAATTGAAACAAATGGTTGTTGTAATACAGTTAGCTTCACACCAGTTACATTATTAATTGCCTGAACTTTATACGTAATAATTGTACTTCCTGTATAGCTATTTGAAGTATTTACTTCAGCTAAATCTAAATAAAATGTATAACCGGCAGGAACAGTGTATATCGTACTTTGTGACTTACTTATACCTACATTAATTTGTGCAACTACGTTAGAAGATTGCTTAAGAGTAATTGTACCTACATTGGTCGTTTGACCTGTGCCGGGTGACGTCATTAGCAAACTATTGACTCTAAAATAGCTATTAACTGTTGTAACACCAGCAGTACCGTTTAGCGCCAAAGTTTCAGAAATTGGATTAAAGCTTGAATCCAATCCACTAATAAATATTTTAGCGCTTGTATCATCAGATGCTGACGTACTTACAAGCGTTAAAGTAGATGCTGATGTAATATATGTATAAGTTGATGCATTTTCCCAAATAGGAATTGATGTTGTAGTTACTGATGACTGATAACCAAACAAACTTACCACACTATGGCCCATAATCTGACCACGAGCCACTTGCAAATCAAATGGTTCATATCGACCAGCACGTGTGACTGAAGCGACAATATTATTATTGCTCATAAATTCTCCAATTTAAAAAGCGGGGGATTGCTCCCCCAACCTTTTAGTAATTACACTTAGCCTTGCCACCCATTTTATGGTGTTTAGCATGACCACCATGTTTCATAGGATGACCGTCGATCTTGTCATGACCATGTGAATGCTTTGCAGCATGTTTGTGCATATGAGTATGACCAGAATCATGATGACCATGAGTAGTGTGATGAGCAACATGACCATGAGCATGCTTAACATGTCCACCTTTTTTGTAGCCAGCTGGTCCTTCTTTAATTTCACCAGTTCCAGCTTTCTTGGTAGGCATTTTAGCGCCGTCTTTCATGTCATTCAAGTAGCGTTTAGCAACATTCTGCGATACAGTACCGCCTTTTGCATAATGCTTCTTGCTATGACCGCCGTGTTTATAACCAACACCTTCTACTCCACCTGTTTTGGTGTGGAAAGACTTAGTCTGTTTAGCTTCATGAACTTTGTCTTGCACATCAATTTTTGGTTTCAAAGTAGTTTTGGTTTCAAAACGATCACCTTTAGCTGCCAAAGCTTGACCGCCTTTAGCATAGTGATGTTTAGCATGACCGCCACGTTTTAATTGCTTACCGCCTTCATGATCCACAGGGCTTGTACCACCTGCAGCCATTTTAGCCATGTGCTTATGATGCTCATGCATTTTGTGATGATGAGCTGAACCACCTTCTGCATGTTTAGCTTTGTAATGCTTAGCCATATGCTTGTGGTGAGCATGAGAGCCTTCAGGATGGCCAGAAATACGGTGAATCTTACCACCATGCTTGTAGCCAGGGCCTTCAATACCACCAGAAGTTCCTTTGTGATGAGGCTTACCTTCACCTAATAGACCACCAACTTGTGGAGAATACACACCAGCTTTTCCACCTTTTTTCAAACCATGGTGAGCTTTTCCTGCTTTCATATGCTCATGATGCTTAAGTTCTTTTTCGATCTTATGCATTTCATGCATTTCTGCTTTATGAGCAGAACCACCTTTTTTGCGCTGGAGAAGAGCACCAGTTGGCATAGGAGGGCGACGTCCCATCACAGGACGTGGAACCATTGCCATACCACCGGGAGCCATGTGCTTTTTATGCGCATGACCGCCTTTTTTCATGCCTTTACCTGCTTCATCAGCAGAAGGCTCGGTAGTCATTTCTTTTGGTTCACGACTAAATTTTGTTGCCATGATTAATTTCTCCTAATTAGGCTTGAGTAACGCCAAGAGCGCCAACACGGGTTGCATTTGGTCCGACCATAATTGCATTACATCCAACAGTTATGACCAAACGACGAATACCGTTTGTGGCGGAAGATGGTTGATAAGTACCACGAACGTCACCGGTTGTGCTTGTAGCAGGATTAGTTGTATCTGCTGCCACGAATGCGCTAGAACCGCCAGTATCACGAGCTACAGCATTTGCCCAACCAATACCAACCAAATAACCAGCATCAACAACACGAACTGGCAATCCGATCACATCAGTTGTACCAATTGCAATTGTTGCGCCTAGAGCGCCTGAAATTGTAGCAGATACGATTTGATAGAAAGCTTTTTTACCGTTAACAGTGGTTGATTGTGTTGTACCAGTAGCAATCACTTCAGTCATTGGTTGACCGTAATAGTCATAGCCTGAAATAGTAACGTTGCGGTTAGTTAATGTACCTGTACCTGAAGTAATGCTTACTGCACGAGCACAATCAAGTTGCAATACAGTTTGACCGGCTGGAGTAATGACAGACTTAACTGAAGTACCTGCTGTTAAAGTAATTGCACTAGAAGTAGTTTGTGCTGTTGCAATGTTATTTGCAACTAATGCTTGTGGGACAACATCCCATAAGTAGACACGACCCATAGGGCCTACACCTAATTCCATTGGTGCTGGATCGCCTAAAAGTGCATTACCAGTGGCAGTAATATTAACTGTGCCTGTCGCACTTGAAGATGCGCTTACTGTATATGTTCCTGCACCGCCTGAACCAGTACCGAATGCAGTAACATAAGAACCGGCTGTTACACCTGTTCCAGAGATATATTGACCTAATACTAATGGATCGCCAGATAATTGGGAAACAATTGTTAAAGTTGTACCAGATACAGAACCAGAAAATATAGCTTCAGTATTTGTGTTACTTGTACCCATGTAGGTTTGTGCGGGACCTAAAAATAGGTCATCTGAAAATTGTGGCATTTGTCTTTCTCCTTGAAAAGCTTAGACGAAATAAAGTGGGGAGTTAAGGTCTCCCCACATAACCTTAGAACATTAAGCTCCGGGAGTTCCCCACATAGCACGTGGGTCAGTCCAACCTACCTGATAACGCTCAGTAGCTTTATAGCGCATGGAGTCGGTTTCGAAATCGCCTTCCATGGTCTTCTCTAAAGCACGACGCATCAGAAGTTTCATACCTTCTGGAGCATCGGTCTGAACCCACCAGTTAGTTGCGGAGGTCAAACGAGAAATTACTGAAGCACCTTCTGGCAACAAACCAATTGATTTAATTGGGTTGATGTCGTTGTTAGCAGTACCAGTACGTAATACGCTCTTCAGCAATACTTCTGCTTGGAACACGTTACCGGGAGCTACTACAAGCTTCAGTGGTTGCAAACGGATTTTCTTACCATTGTTGTCAACAGCAAGACGAACTTGAATCAACATTTGCTCCAATGAAGTCTGAGACAAAGCAGCAGCAGTATTTAACTGATTGCTGAATGAACCAGCTGCAATTGGATGAGCTGTGTTAATCAAAGATACGCCGTCGCCACCAACATACGAAGAGTTAAATGCGCGGTTCAATACGTTTGCACATAGCAATTCCTTGGTTTCCACCAAAGATTGTGCCAAATGCTTCGCGTATACTTGACCAATGCGGATGTGATCACCGTCTTCAACCAATACCTTGGTCAAAGCAAATGCCAATCCAAATACTTGGTAAACATAGCGTTGTAAGAACAACACACCACCTTGTTGATAGGTAACAGGTGAGCCATCAGGTAACTGAGGAGCTGCACCAAAACCGTACAACACTGGTTCTTCGTGGTAGTTACGTGGAATACCAGCTTGCTCACGGAATACAGTACTCCATTCGTCAGCACGTTGGTCATACACACCATCAAAGGACTCGTTCAAAATAGGTTCAACTATCGAACGGAAGTCCGTACTTCTCATCGGGGCTGCCATTTGTCAGTCTCCTATATTAAACAGTAGCGGTGTAAGCACCGTACCATTGAGTTCCAGATAATTGAACACGTACGATTGTGTACGCGTCACCCCATGCGTTGTCTACGTTTTGGCATAGATCAACAACACGCATTTGACCTTGGTTACCATTACCAACACCGGTTGCAGAACCGAGAGTTGCTTGTGATAATCCAGTCACAGTAGAGCCGGCAGTGATATTTGTAAACAAATATTCATTACCTACGCTAGTTTGAGCCATTGAACCATCAGCTTGAATTTCATAAACGATGTTGAGGTCGTTATAGAAATACGCGTTGGTGGTTGAATTAGCAAAAGTTGTAGTACCAGCTGGCCAATAATTTGACACACGGCGACGACCTGTAGTATCAGTAAACTCTACACCTTGGAATGAACCAGTTACAGTGTATTGTGCTGACAAGGTTGAAGACGCGTTGCTAGCTGGGGCTTGAGTAGGAACAATCTGACCAGTGGTGCCGCTGTTAGCGGATTGACCATAAGATACAGGTTGACCTTTCAGAATATTTGAGTTATATCCTGATGGAATACCGTTGGCAAGGACTTGCGCTCTTTCCAAACCTGTTGGAAAAAATGCAGGACGCAAACCAAACGGAGCTGATGTTGCTGACATAAAAACTCCTTAAAAGAGGGGTACTTCTCTTGTTTGGTCGAATTTCATGCCGTCACCTTCAACTTGTCCAAGACGTCTGCCATCACTATCTTTTGCGTTTAGTAACTGATCTTGTTGCACTTTAACCTTCTCTTGCTCATCCATCGGGGCATAATGGTGCAGTTCTTGCATCATTTCCTGATAAATGTCATTAGGTAGTTTAAAGAGCAACATCTCGTTTACTGCAACGAAACCTTCATGCTCACCAGCCTTGACCCTATAGTTTTCAAAGCCCGGAACTTCCTCGGCTTTCACTGGGACGTAGCCTAAACGCATGCGTTTGTGAATTGGATCATATTGATTAGTTGTTGATAACCAGCATGGATGAAAGCCAGGGATTTCTGGCGGGGTTGGAAGAGACTCTTGTGTCCATTCGTCACGGAACATTCGACGACGTTCCTTTGAAGAAACAAGTGAATCTTCGGCCGCTGCACGAACTGAATCATTACCTCTATCTGTTCTACCAGCGTTTAAATTTTTCTTTAATCTGTTGTCCATAATTAACCTCTATTGTTTTTGTTTGCACGATCCCATTCAGCGAATTTATTTATCATTCGCCGACGAGTCTCAGGATTGTCCCATGCGCCTGCTTCTTTAATTGCAGCCACACGGTCAGGGCTTAAACGAAACTCATTCGCTTTCGTTGTTGCCGTTGCTTCTCTTCCTGAACTAGTCATAACAGATCGAGGTCTTTGTGTGGAACTATTGGGCTTATTATAGCTCATATTATATTTTTCAGGTAAATATTTTTTTAACCTACCGTCTAATTCTTCCCAATAATCTTCTGAAGTTGGATCGAACCCTTCTTCTGTCAATTTCTTGTCAATAATCTGAGCAATCTGAGATTCTTCATTACGCCCATTAGGGTCATACCAAGGATTATCTTCCATCCACTCTGCAGCAAGACGTTGAACCTGAACATCAGGGACTTGCATATTAGGCTTCTGTTGATTAATCTGTTTAGTGGCATTCTGCTTAATACTTTGTAATGATTCTAATTTACGACGGGCTTCATACAGCATTTCTTCTGCTCTTGCCACACCATCGCCGTCAGACTGACTAACAGCCTCACGCATCTTCATCTTAGCATATTCTACCTGAACACCTGAATCTTCAATTGCTTTATCGATTCTGGCTAGTTCTGCACCTGAGGTTTTCTTCTCAACTGCGGCTAACCGGTCTGCAAGTTCTTGATTCTGTTTCTTAAGAGCTGCAATCAGATGAACTGATTCTTTTGCC